AATAACGATAGTCGAAACTCTTCTACATTATCCATCTTGGCCTGTAGGTAGCTCTCCTGCATAAACTTAATTCCTTGAGTGAGATTCATATAAGGCTCGGGAGGAATAAAGCTATCCGAGGGATCATCTTCATCGGCATCTAAAAACCTCTCTACAATCTTGCCCAAAAGCCTAATCCCGGCATTCTTACGAGATGTCACAGAATTAATATCCGGGAAGTCTAAAAGCTCGGCAGCCTCTTCAATCGTAAAGAATCCAGCCTGAGCCATTTCTTGAACCTTTTGAAGTCGACCCTCAGGTCGATTAGGTAGCAATGAGGTTGGATAAGCCTCAAGCTGATAGTTCTTACGATCCATCTTCACCTCAGACCACTTGATTGTTTCCAGAGTAGAGTCCACCTTGACCTTCACTTCGTAATCAATCCCGTCCTTTTCCATATCGCAGATTAAATCAATGAATCGATCCGCTAAACGAACGTGGAAATCTTGAAATTCCTGTCCGAGAAGGATATGCCGCTCGCTTTCAATATCATCAAATTCCCGTAGAGCGACCGCTGCATCCAGCCCTGACGGCTTCTTCGCTTGAGCCGCTAATTGAGAAACGCCGATGATCTCAAAGGCTTTTCGATAGAGATTCTCGAGATGATTTGAAAGCTCAGGACTTACCGAACGAGCGGTATCAAATATTGGAGGAGTACCGACATAATGAAGAATGCCGCCCACATCATTATTAATTTGCTGCGGGATGACATTAGAGCCCTTCTCCAAAAATACTCTTGGAACGGATACAAGTCTTAAAGACTTCTGAATCACTTGAATGGTTCGGTTGATCTCAAGTTGAATATTAGAAAGCATCTCGGCCACGCCCTGACCCCAGAATCCGAGAAGACGATTCTTGAATCTCATAAACTCGAAAGGAAGATAATCATGCTCCCAAACAGAATCACTTAAAGTCACGTTAGGTAGACATATGACTCGGCGTCCATCCTTCGCTCCCTTTTTAGAAGGCAGGTGAGTGGAATCATAAACCTCGACGTTGTCTGCAATAAATCTAGCATTGCCTGGTATTTCTTTGCGCTTAACCTTATCGATCTGATCGGATTGTCCTGGGAATTTAGCCTTTAGAACGCTTCTCGGCACTGATTTCACTCTAAAGATTTGTCGTGGATTCATATAAGCGCCGTCTACGTCATCAATATAAATCTCGTTAATCCAAACGCGCTCGGTCTTGATCTCATTCCCTTCTCGAAAGGGCTGCATCGCGCCCGTTCCAAAGACGCATTCATCGAGGAAAGCGAATTGAGAGTTTTGATAGACCTTAGCGTCTCTAAAAACACCCATCATAAACTTAGTAAGCTTTCGAGCCCTCTTCTTTTCAGAGAAGCTGCCGTTATCGGTTAAGAAGCTCACCTTTGGCTTATTCTTCGATATTCTGTTCGCTAGCGTGTCTATGGCTGATTGAATGACATTGAGGGTTAGACGATTGCCATAGCTTTGAGAGATATCTCCAAAGGCAGCGTAGTTCAAAATCTCTACCCCACCGCTCTTCATATTCTGATAGAGGCGCATATGGATGTGATTTAATTGCTGCCGCCAGTCTTGATTCGTTTTAACGAAATTGATCGTTTCATGAATCGTAGAGCAAACGTCTGCCTTAGATTCCTTCCACCATGCTTTTGATATTTCTTTAGCCATTTTGTCCCCTTATCCAGTTACCGAATAAAATAAGTCGTTGAAGTAATCTTTTTCAACCTGTTCTTTGGTTGGTTTTGTGACCTCAGAATCTTGAGTCATCTCTGGAATGAAAGCCAGGTCAGAGAAATGGATTGTGGCAGAGCCCAAGGTCACTTCTTTTATTTTCTGTTCTTTGGCCCATAATACGAAGTCTTTTATCTCTGCTATCGTATAAAATCGTCGATCATCTGATCGAAGTCTGGTTCCTGATTCTTCTGCATCTTTTGAGAGATCTTTTTCCATTCTGCCTCCATGTACTCATTTGAGTTCTTGTCTAATTTCGTTTGATTGTCTTGAAACGTAAAGTGTTTAGATTCACGCCAGGAATAAAGGGCGGAGTCACACAAATCGTTAAATACCGTAGGATCTTCTTTTCCGTTATCTAGCTTCTGCAGTGTCTTATATTGATGAAGAAGGCCTTGGTTATTCTCTCGAACGACTTTTAAGCGTCCGGTCTGAAAGTCATCGTTCATCATTTCGATATGCCCCATCTTGTCGGTCTTCTCGGCAGCCTTGATCGGAAGGCTATAGCGTTTACGAAACTCCTCGGCGATGGATCGACCTAAGCCTCCGGTATCCATGACCACAGAGTCCGGGTCATAGTAATCGACTAACCTTCTAAGCTCTATAGCCGCGTCATGCGGGATCATTTGATTGAAAGACAGCGTTTGATAAATGTAAGCATTTGGAGAACCAGGCGTATAACAAACGATGGCGAAGGCTGTTTTATCGTGGAATCCGACATCCATTCCAATAATATATCGCCAGTCGGTGTGCTGTCTGGGGAGTTCATCGATTCCGTTGCGTTCTTCATTGTATTTGTAGACCAGCGAATCACTATCCAAGACCCATTCGCCAAGCCACTCTCTACGAAACTTTGGAGTATCTCGGGTCCAATTCTTTCTTTCGAGTAGAGCCTCCATGAATCCCTGGGGATTTGGGAAATATGGGTTATCAATAACCTTCCAGAAGAATGATTTAAAACCGTTCTTCCCTTGAGAGGCATCATAAAAGTAGCCATCCGGGACGGGTCCCGGCGTCCCAATAAGATAGATTTGGCCATTGTAATCTCCTACGGCAGGGATAAAAATCTCGTCTACCATCGTTTCTAATAATGTTCTTCTAAAGCTCGCCGCTTCATCGATAAACACCTTCGGGTATTTCGGACCACGCAGCCTATCGAGGAAGTTCTTTTGATCGGCACCGGCTACGAAGATCTTAGATTCCTTTTCTGTATTGGGATGAACGAGCCATTCTTTGCCATCTTTTCTCTCCTCAATCGGAGCCTGATAGAGTTTTTTGATCTCTCTCATGACCGGCGCAATAATGTTTTTCCCTGATTCAGCGGTCAAAGTGATGTAAGGGATTAGACATCTAGGATGCTTAATCGCTGTTTGAACCATATCCAGGCCGCAGCCATAAGACTTTCCCGCTCGTCTTGTGCATTGAATAGCGGTCAAAAGCTCCTTTGATTCAAAAGCTTCTCGCTGCTTCGGAAAGCAGAGGTCTAATAGAGACCCCCCTTTTTTGTAGGCGGGATGATATTTGATAATCAGCGCCGCCATTTGTTCTTTGGTCAGAGACATTTAAGCGTCTGCGGTTTTAGCAGCAGGCTTATAAGCCTCTTTGCCTTTACCTTTTTTAATCGTTCGGATCTCTGCCTTTGAGACGGTTCGTTCATTCAAGACGTGAACGTAGGATTCCTTCGCTTCTGAATAAGCAACGTTTGTCCAAGAGACATTTACCTCTCGAATACCGGCCACTTTTTTAAGTTGAGCCACGGTTAGATTGCCGTCTAGCTTTCCGAACTTATCGAAGAAGACGAGAAAATGCTCTTGCCATTGATCGCCGTTCTTCTCTGTCTTGGTTGGAACGTGAAAGACTCTAAACTTTCTCGCTTGCTCTCTTCTCTCCATCGATAAGTAAGTAAGTGTTTCGCTTAACTGTAATGGCACTGAAAAACTGATATATCCGATTTCTTTCATGATTAGACTCCTCGCCCTAAGAATAAATAGGGATTGTATTTTGATTTAAGTTTGTTTGTTAAGTGATCGCTTCCAAATCCTTTGGAAACGAATCGAAAGGTATGCATCGTCATTTGGGCTTTTGGCGTTGTTAATAAGAGAAGCCTGGAAAGCCCGAGTTTTCGATAGGGCCTCTTGGTATAGAGATAGTGAAGCAGAAGAACGGGATCTTTAAACTCATAGACAAGATAAGCATAGATTTGATCTTGGTCGTCTGGGTCGCAGATTATCCTCACGCTTCCCTCTTCTAATACGTGGATGATTCGTTTTCTTTGCTCGGTAAAGAATATCTCGTTCGGCACCTTATGAAAAATAGGGCACTTCTCTGTACTCTTAAGCCAAGAGTTTAGAATGAAATTTATGTCCGCAGGTCTACCTTCTCGAACGGTTGTAGGGAATGGGGCGCTCAAGCGGTCTTCTTGGCGTCATTCTCTTTTAACATCTTATCTTGCTCGATCTTTAAAAGGGCGGTGTATTCTCGATCCAAGGATTTAAGATCTTTAAGAATCGCGTCCACTTCATCTTCGGCAATTGTTTTTTTATAAAGCTGTTCACCTAACGCCATGCATTTCATTCTATAGTCGTTAAGCTTCTTTTCCATCTCCGTTTGAGATTCTGTTTTTTCTACTTCATTTTTCTTTTCCGTCATCGATGACTCCCTTTGGTATTTGTTTTAAAAGTTTCGCTAAATCTTCTTCGGAGGCGTTGAGCATATTTTCAACTACGATTGTATTATTATTGATTGTCGTAGGTTTCACTTCATCGTTATCACGCCAGCCCATTCGAGCCTTTGCATGAAACATGATAAGTCGTTCACTACCTTCTTTATGGATCTTCTCGTAAAGCTTAGAAATGACCATGTTATCGACATCGGCTTTGCCTTTGCGGAACGCCTCAGATATCTCAGGCATGTCATTTTGCCTTTTAAACAGTGTTTCGTGAGAAATCCCTAGCTTGATAGCACACTGTTCTTTTGTGAGTCCCATGCCATACCAAGAGGCCATGTTTTTAAGATCAGCCTCAGTAGGAACCCACTTCTTAGGACCCCCCTTAGCTGGCTTTTTTGCTACGGCCTTCACTTTTTTCTTTTT